ATGATGGTTATGAAAATGTTTATGTAGAAATCCCTCAAGTTAATCTTGACACTATCATCGGCAAAAATGCTGATGTGCATAAGGAGATTGATGTTTGTTTCACTCAACAACAACTATCTCATAATGAACTGTCTGAAGAGAAAGGATTTACTCCAATCAATCTGTTTTCAAAAGCAGATTGTGAGTTCAAGAAGTTTAAGACATCTGCACAGAAAGAAGTTAACTATCTTGTAAAAGAGTTCGAGTGTCGTAAGGCAGCAGATAGTTATGCTCGTGCATCCACTGCTCGCACAGGTGTTCTTGACACCTCTCGTCTTCATACTTACAAATACAACGAAGACCTTTTTAAGAAAGTAACTGTGATTCCTGATGGTAAAAATCATGGTCTGATTTTTATTCTGGACTGGAGCGGCTCCATGTCTCATGTTCTTGCTGATACTTGTAAGCAACTGTTTAATCTTATTTGGTTCTGCAAGAAAGTTGCGATTCCGTTTGAGGTTTATGCCTTTACGAATGAATGGCGTCGTGCTGGACATGATTATGCAACTGGAACATTTAAATCTGCTGACAGAACTACTCACTATGAAAAGAAAGAAAATCTTCTCGCAATCGATGAAGTATTTTCCTTGATGAACATACTCTCTAGCAAAACTTCTGGTAAAGAACTGGAACATCAAATGCTAAACATCTGGCGTCTTGCCCTTTACTTTGGAGATACGTATCACACTCCTTACACCTATCCTGGTCGTTTGGCTCTCTCTGGAACTCCTCTAAATGAAGCACTGATTACACTTCATCAGATTCTTCCTCAGTTCCAGAAAGAAAATAAACTCCAGAAAGTTCAGTGTATTGTTCTAACTGATGGTGAGGCAAATTATCTACCTTATCATAAAGAGGTGAAACGTCACTGGGAATCACAACCTTATCTGGGTGTTTCCAGCATTTATCCTCATAAAACTTTTCTTCGTGATCGTAAACTTGGAACCACCTATAGGTTTGATTATGGGTATCATCAATTTACTGATGCTCTCCTTCACAATCTTAAAGATAAGTTCCCCTCTGTGAATTTTATTGGTATTCGTGTCTTAGAGAGTCGCAGTGTAAATCGTTTCATTAACCTTTATCATGATAGTGTGGGAGATAAGGAGTATCAAAAAATTCAAAATGATTGGAAAAAACTAAAGAGTTTCACCATCACCAAGTCTGGATATGATGCATATTTTGGACTTTCTTCATCTGTGCTTTCTCAAGGTGCTGAGTTTGAAGTTGCTGAGGATGCTACTAAATCACAAATCAAATCCGCTTTTGTTAAATCTTTAAAAACTAAGAAACTAAATAAAAAAGTTCTTGGTGAGTTCATTGCCCTTGTTGCCTAAATATCTAAAAAGTATCTACTAATATGAAAACCTTTCAAGAATTTATGTTAGAATGTTATTCTATTCAAGAGACTTCTCTTACTCGTGTAATGAGAAAGACTGAAAAGGGTGGAACAGCAATTCTTTCTGGACAAAGAGGAGACAAATCTAAAAAAGAAAATAAAGCAAGATCTGCTAGAACAGAAAGAAGAATCAGAGGAGCAGGCCTTCCAGGGCCTACAAAAGTCTCTGGACGTTACACCGAAAATCCAGGAACCCCACAAGAGGAGAAAGTTGGTGAGAAATCACATGTAGTTTCTTCTGGTAAAATGGGTAAGAAAAGATTTAAAAAAACAATTCAGAAACTTGGAACTGAAGGTGGACTAAAGCATAAACGTAATGTTAAAGGTTCATCAAAGGATGATCAAGATTCAGTATTGATTCAACGTAAACCGAAGAGTGATGCAACTCTTAAAGGAACTTCTAAGACATCTTGGCCTGGTAAAGGTAAAAATGTCAAAGTTGGAAAAATGAAACCAGGTAGAACTGGCGAATTTGATACTAAAGTAAAAAATAAAACATTCACTTATGAAAACTAAATTTCCACTTGAACATGTTGTTAAGTATGACACCAAAGAAGTTTGGGTGTTGTGTCAAAGTTCAATCACTGCTATGGGTATTCCTGCTATAGTTGAAAGATATTATCCAGGATATAAAGGCCATTGTGCTAGTAAAGAATATTTGGAGACACTTCGGAACCAGTTGGCAAACTGACCACTGGGGGTCCTAGTGACCCCTTTTTAGTTTTATAATGACTTTAGTTAAAAACCCCATTATGTCTCGCACCAAAATGAACGACGATCAGATTCTCACCGATCTTCGAAATACTTTCGGTAAAGAATTTACTGCAGCAGATGTTCGTGGATATTGTGCGTCAAAAAATGTTTCTTATCCTACTGTAACCAAGCGTCTTGAGCCTTTCAGAGTCGGTCGTGGTAAGTGGAATCTGGAAGTGACTCCAACCGTCATTGGTAAAATGGAGAAAGCATATCAAGCCCCTGCCGCTCTGCCTGCTATCGAACAAAATCTCATTCCTGATAAAGATGATACCTTCGTCAAGTTTGGTAACTTTAATGATATTAAAAAGATTATTCAGTCCCGTATCTTTTACCCTGCGTTCATCACGGGTCTTTCGGGTAATGGTAAAACGCTCAGTGTGGAACAAGCGTGTGCTCAACTTAAGCGTGAACTGATTCGTGTTAATATCACGATTGAAACTGATGAGGATGACCTGATTGGCGGTTTCCGTCTTGTAAATGGTGAAACTGTTTGGCACAATGGACCTGTGATTGAAGCACTGGAGCGTGGTGCTGTGCTGTTGCTAGATGAGATTGACCTTGCCTCTAACAAGATTCTCTGTCTTCAGTCTATCTTGGAAGGTAAAGGCGTCTTCCTCAAAAAGATTGGTCGCTGGGTCAAACCTGCTATTGGATTTAATGTGATTGCCACCGCTAACACCAAAGGCAAAGGTTCTGATGATGGCCGTTTCATCGGCACCAATGTGCTTAACGAAGCTTTCCTTGAGCGATTCCCTGTGACCTTTGAGCAGTCCTATCCTGCTCCCACCATCGAACAAAAAATTCTAGAGGGTGTTGCTGGTGAAGTGGGTGTTGAGGACACTGACTTCTGTAAGCGTCTGGTGGACTGGGCTGACATCATCCGTAAGACTTTCTATGATGGTGGTATTGAGGAAATCATCAGCACTCGCCGTCTGGTTCACATTGTTCGTGCTTATAGCATCTTCCAAGACAAAGCAAAGGCAATCCAAGTGTGTGTGAACCGCTTTGATGATGAAACCAAACAGTCCTTTCTGGAACTGTATGATAAAGTAGATGTTGATTTTCAACTTCCTGTTGACGCAGAACCTCAGTCCTGATAGAATATAAGGAGATAAAAGTGTCTCCTTTTTGTCCTTTACTATGAATCAAAATGTCTGAAAACTTCGAAAGCACGTATGAAAGCTCTATTCCCCAAAAATTTAAAGATACTGTAATTTATGGTGGGAAAGGAACTGATACATTAAATCTTGATTTTACTCATCCACGCCCTGCACAAGATTTTTTTCCTGTTGCTGGGTCAGGAACAGTTGATTATTTTGGCAATTCTTCCCCTGATACAATCACTTTTAATTTAAAAATGCCCGAAGATACTAACAAAAATGGTTTCTGGAAATATGATGAAGATAAGACTCTGAAAGAAGTAGAGCAGTATCTTTCCAGCACCTATCATTCTCACTACACTTCCGAAACTTCTAAAACTCAAACACTGGATTTGATTGAGAGTATTGGAGATGCAGAAGCATTCACTCGCTCAAATGCTATCAAGTATCTCTCTCGGTTTGGTAAAAAGAATGGTAAGTCTAAGCAAGACATTCTAAAAGCGATTCATTACTGCGTTCTGCTCTACCATTTTGCTGGACTTCACAAGAATACCACTAATACTTACAATTATTGATTATGAAATTATCTGATAAAACTATCTCTGTTCTCAAGAACTTTTCCTCCATTAATCAATCTATTTTGTTTAGAGAGGGAAGTAAACTTCGCACAATCAGTGTGATGAAAAATATTCTTGCTGAGGCAACGATTACTGAAGATTTGCCTAAAGACTTTGGTATCTATGATCTTAATCAGTTTCTGAATAACTTGGGTCTTTATCAAAGTCCTGAACTGGATTTTGCAAATGACGGGTATGTTGTTGTCCGTGAAGGTAGGTCTCGTTCGAAGTATTTCTTTGCTGACCCAAATGTCATCATCACTCCTCCAGATAAAGCAATTAATCTTCCTACTGAGGATGTTTGTTTCGAACTGAATACTCAAGTTCTTGATAAACTTCTCAAAGCTGCTTCTGTTCTTCAACTACCAGATATCTCTGCCGTTGGTGAGAATGGTGTGGTGAAACTAGTTGTTCGTGATAAGAAGAATGACACCTCTAATGCTCACGAAGAAGTTGTTGGCGAAACTGATTCTGAGTTTGTGTTTAACTTTAAGGTAGAAAACATTAAGATTCTCCCTGGAACATATGAGGTTGTTGTGTCACAAAAACTTCTATCACGATTCACCAGCAAGAATCACGAACTTTGCTACTATATTGCTCTGGAACCTGATTCGACCTTTGGATGATGGAATTTTTACTTTATCTGAACCCACAGGGTCAACAACTGATTCGTGATTTGATTTCTGCTAGGTT